TCTCGAAAGAGTCGATGTTCGCGTTTCAAGAAGGCTACTACGCTTTCTCTCGCGGCTGGATTGCCAGCAAGTACAACCTTGATAGCTTGAAGGGAAAGGAGTGGCAGCGTGGTTTCAACTGCGCCTACTTCGACAACCTCTATCGCATTCAACAGAATAAGCCCCGTTAGTTAAATGGCATAACGATGGATTTGTAATCCTTAGTTGGCAGTTCGATTCTGTCACGGGGCACCAAAGAGAAAGCCGCTGTAAAGCGGCTTCTTTCATTTGCGGCTTACTAAACCACCTCTGTTGAATTTAGACGTAATGCCAATCACCCGACCAGCAGCTTTGGTGTCATTGTTATTGACATCCTGCAACGCTTTGTACAACACATCCATGTTGTCTGCTTTTCCTGTAGCTTTATTTTGACGAAGAGTTTCAGCAGCTTTTTTGATGAGCGGTGTTCTGTCGTACAACATGTTGAGAGCAGCGTTGTAGCTTTGCCCCATGCCGGTCTTCACAGACGTTAGCTTACCCATGTTAGAGATGGCATTGAGATATTCTCTAGTTGCAGCGTATGTCTGAAGAGCCTGCTTCTGATCCATCTCCGTTTTTGTAGACCTCATTAAGTCTGTTAACGTTTCACCGGCTTTCTTCTGACGATCCCTATACTGCTCATATTGAGGAATCTTCTCTTCAACATCAGCACGTGTCTGAACATCAGGGCGACGACGAAGCTTGTCCATCTCTGGCATAGCAGACTCTGTTTCGTACATCTCCATTCTCGGCAAAGACAACGGACGAATCTGTCTCGGAGTACCAGTAATTGTCTTAGCAATGGTGTTGAGGTCTTTAGCCTCATATTCCTTTGGTGTCATGTTGACACGTGAGAACATGTATTCAGCATACGGCAACTTGTAAGACACGTAGTTTTCCGCATCTTTACCACCGAATCTGGTACTTTTCAGATTGAGACTCAGGTCGCTGGTGAGCGAAGGAGCACCCACCTTCAACTCATCGTGCCCACCGCCCATAAACGTAGAAGGTCTTGCAAAGCCTTCGCTCTTAACTATAGCAATTGCTTCCGGGTTGTTGCCGTGATACAGCACCTTATCCGGTACATTCTTATACTTCCTACGCAACCCATCAAGCTCTTCCTGCTTAGACTTCAACAGTCTAGTTAGCAGACGTTGATCCTTGCGAACAGCTACATCAACTTCTCTTCCATACTTCGCTCTGAACTCGCCTTGAGCAACACCAATGACAGCGTCATCAAAGCTCTCAGTATCTGACATTCGTTTAATACGCGAATAGTTGTATTCCCGATATTTACGAATGCCTTCAAGTGCCCTGTCGCGTTTCCTTACATTGTCTTCTGATGACACTTTGTTCAGATCACCACTAAGAAGCTCTGGCTTCACTTGAGGATCAGGAACATCCTCAACATCCACCATCGGCTTTGCTTTGAAGTCAGCACCAACCTCTTCAGACGGAGTGAATTCCTTCGGCTTATACGGCAACGGAGGCTGTTCCTTATACGGAATGCCTTTGAGCCATGCCGCCGTGCTTTGAAGCTCATTAGCGAAGGCTTCGTCATCAAGCTTCTTCGCGTTGAAGACGTTGGCAGTGTTGTTGTCTTTCAAATAAGCTTCAGCAGCAGCGTAGTCTTCGTCGCTGAAAGCTTTGTTGGGGAAGTTGTAAGCACTCTCAGGCGCTGTAGGAGACGGCAGAGCCTCTTCAGTCTGTGCAGCAAGGCTCTCACGCTTTGCCATCTGCTCAGACAGCGACAGCATGACACCGTCTTCTGCAACGGCTTCAGAGGCTGCAGGAGCCTCAGCAGGGGGCTGTGTAGGCTCTTCAGCTTTCAGAGCCTTGGAAGCCTTTTTACGGGCTACCAGAGGCACTTTGGCAGGCGCTGCCTCTGCTGCTTCCTGTGCAAGCTCTTCTGACAGCGACAACGCCACCTTTGGAGCAGCTTTAGCGGCTGTCTTGCTAAGAGCCTTGCCAGCGAGTCTACCGATGAGTGCCATAGTTATCTTCCGAATAGCTGATGCATCTGTTGTACCATGCCGCCTTTGGCAAACTTAGTTGCTCCGAAGTCGGAATATTGAGGCAACAACTTGTAAGCTTTGTCTTCTTCCATTGTCTTGCCACCGTGATCGCGGGCATAACGTTGATTGACAATCTTCTTTTCTTCAGAGGTGAGACGTAGATAACGAATGCGATCAATCTTGTCTGGGAAGTCTTGAGCAAATTGTCCTTCTGTGTCTGCTTCAGCAAACTTTACAGCGTCACGGATGGCATTGTCGATGGTTCGTTTCTTCTCTTCGCTGGTGCCAGAGACATAGTCAGGACGCTTGATGACGCTGTTGACAAAGTCAATAGCATTCTTGTTCGTGTTCTGAATGAACAGCCTATCAAATTCTTTATCACCACTTGGACGCCCATACACTTTGTACAAGTCTGTGCTGTGCTTGATAATTTCTTCTTCAGCCTGTGTACGCTTTGGCGTTGTACGGAAACCAACGAGCCTGTTGAAGAACTCACCTTCCTTTGAAGGCGTTTCTTGTTCTTCAAAGCGAACAACAGCAGGCGGCAACGCTTCTTTGACAACAGGCAGCTTCGCTTGTACACGCTGTACAGCCGCTTCAGCCATGCGACCAGTGCCTGTTTCAGCAGACAACACATTCGGATCACGCGCCATCACAGCTTCGTCACCACGAATCAAGTCGAACATATCGAAGATTTGCTTGGTAACAAACGGCTGAGTGAATCGACCCATGAAGTCACCGGCAGTTTTGCCGAGTCCTTCAAGAAGCTTGTCACCCTTTTCATCGCTTTCAAACAAGTCTTGAATGGTCTGAAGGAATGTGTTCTGAGTGCCTGCGGGCATTTTGAAGCCTAGCACAGACTCCATGATTTCTCGTTTAGGAGCTTGACCTGTGCCACCAGCAACATCACGTGCAAGCCAATCAGCAACAGCTAGATAGGGTGCAATGGGGAAGATGGCTTTGACATCTGTTGTTCCACCGCTTGTCTGCAACTCATTCCACGGCTTGTCCAAGTTGTTCTTGCGATAGTCGTATGCTGCTGCCAGCATTCCCAAACCAACAGTGGCTTGAATAGCCTTTGTAGCTCCTTCACGTGCCACCATCTCAGCCTTCTCAAGCTGACCAGCAGCACGAAGCTTTGCAGCAGAAGCTGCATATTCTGTAGCGCCAACAAAGCCTAATGGGCTATATTTATATTGGAAAGCAATGGCATTGGTTACAAAGCGCGGGAATGGAATTGCCAGCGACATGCCGGGTGCTTCAGCAACACGAACAAACTGAGAGCCAACACGCTCAAATGCATCCTCAAACGCAGAGAACGACTTAGCATACATCTGCGGCGTGTAAGAGAACGTGTCTTTGAATGAATCGTCAAGAGCCTTCTTCAACACAGACGTAGGGATGTCTTTGTTCTGTGCCAACACATCCTTATACAAATCAACACCAACACGACGAAGCTCTTTGTCAAGCGATGCAGCAAATGATGCACGACGATACATGCCGTCCATTGCGTTGTTGAGTGTTTGCGACCAACGAGCAATCTTGCTGACGTCATTAAGCTCAGTGTCTTGCGTAGCTGTAGAGATGCGACTGAGCAATGACGGATTGTTCTCCAACACCTTCTCTGTGATGTCTTCAGCAAGACCATTCTTCCGCATGTAGTAGAAGGTGCCTAGAGCGTCCTTGAACGAGTCTCCCATCGTCTGACGTAGTGTGGTGAGATTCTGCCCATCAGCGGCGCTCAGAGCCGTTCCTACGCTGTAACGGATGCCTTCAAGCATCTGTACACCCGTCTTCATTGTCACACCGATGGTGTTACCGACAAGGTTACGTGCCAACGTGTCAATACCTGAAGTGATGAGTGCTTTAGACTCACGCTCAACACGTTGAATGCCTTCACCAAACTTTGTCAGTGCGCTGGTTTGATCTCCATCAACACCATACAAATCCTTCATCCGCTTATCAAAGGCAGGATCGATTTGACGCAGACGATTGAGCGCACGTGCAGCAACAGAATAGCTCTGCAAAATCTGACCAGCTTCAGACGCTGTCGTCTTCGTCATTGCAGCAAACTGATCTGGACGCAAACCAACTTTGTTAATTGCAGCCTCTAATGCTGCATCGTCAATTTTGTCCACTTGCGACAATGTTCGATAGACAGCATCGCTGACGAGTTCCTTTGCAGGATTGAAACCAAACTGTTGTGGATTGTCCTTCATCAACTGCAAAGCAAAGCGCACAGCCGTCTTGCTGTAGGCTTCCTGTACTTTGCTGTCTGTTACAGCCGCTGCAGGATCAATTTGATTCAGCAGGCTTTTGCCATAGGCTTTGACATATTGCGAATGAACGTCTTCAAAGTCTCGGCTGAGAGCGCCTGAGATTTTCTGTTCAGCATCTGTCAGAGGTGCTGTAGGATTGGCAGGAGTGATGTTGCGACGAACGAGTTCTTCGCCAATGATTTCACCACGCTCTTTAATTGTCGGAGTCTTTGTTGTCTTTGCCGACACTACACCGCTAAGAACACCACCAATTGTTGCAGCCAATGCTGTTCGCGCTGCGCTATATTCCTGTTCAGGTTCTCCCATAATACGCGCCGTTTGAATTTCAGCACGTTGAGAAGTGAGATCGGAGCCAGCAGCAATGGCAGCTTCTGCACCAGCAGAAACACCAACTTCAACACGCTTTGCTGTTTTACCGAGCGCTTGCTTTTCAATAGCACGTGTAGCAACGTCTTCTGACAGCTTCTTAGCGCCTTGACGAACGGCAATGGAAGACGCCGCCTTACCAAAGCCAACACCAGCATATGTTGTAGGATCAGCAATAATTGCTTTGGCAATGTCAAATGCTGCCCTACCTTTGCCGGGTGCTGCTTCAGCTTGTTCGTACAAACGACGACCAAGAGCAACAGCTTGTTGTTGTTCGATACCTGAGTTCTTTAGCGTTGCAAGCTCTGGGATAGTGCCGAAGACGGTGTTGAATTCTGCGAATCGCCGTTGGCTGTAGAAGCGATTGACAAAGTCTTCTCTGCTTTCTTTCTTTGAATCAAACGTAGGCTGACCAACAGCCTTCATGTAGCTGTTAGCAATGTTGAAGTAGTCGTCTCGCTTGACTAATTCATCGAAAGAAATCTCGTTAGCCTTCTGTTGCTCCTTACGAGCTTCGATGTTTTGCTGACGTTGCTTACCCTGTACAGCAAAGACACCAAAGGCAGCACCACCAGTGCCTTCGACGGGCGCTGTTCTTGACGGAGCCAGCCCTGTTTGTTGTTGGAAATTAAGACGTTCCTGCTTTGCTCTGTCTTTGATAGTATCAACAGTTATTAGCTGTGATGGCAAATCTTCCAGCGGAACAAACTCGCCACCACGTGCTACAGGTTGACGAGATACAGCTTTAGGCTTAACAGCCTCTGGCAAGTCGTCAAGAGGAACGTCTCTACCCGACGTTACAGCAGACGTCTTTGGCTGTGCAACAGGTTGTCTTTGCCTGACGCGCAACTCATCAGGCAGATCGTCAAAGGGTACGTCCATTATTAAAACTCACCAGAGAGTGCTTGGTAATCAATATATTGCCACTTGCCGTTTTTGAAGATCATGTCTTTACCGCTCTTTGACTTCATGCGACTACCTTCTTGTGGTGCGTTAGCGGTAGGCTTTGTTGGCGCTGCTGTAGGTGTACGCTCAGGCAATGCAGGCTTTGCAGGTGCTGGAGCAGGCGCAGGAGCGTCAATCAATACAGGGCGACGGTTGTTGTCGAGACTAATACCGAATGCTTGTAAGGCAACTTCAACCTTCTTATCCGTCACTTTACCTTCCGACATATACGGACGAAGTGAAGCGACAATGCCTTCTTGTTCGCGACGAATAAGTTGCTTCTGCATGTCTGGATCATTGCCGGTGTATCGGACAGAAGTGCTACCGTCTGCGTTTTCAATAAACGAAAGCTGTTTACTGGCAGCACCTGTACCAAAGCTAGCACGAACAGCATTGGCACCAGCAGTGCGGGCAATGCTGACGAGAGAAGACGGTGCTGGTACTTTGTCGTCAGGAGTGCCTTTAGCTTCATTACGCTTTTTGGATTCTTCGTAATTTCTTAAATAGTCTTCTGCCTTTTTGCGCTCTTCTGGTGGAACAGGTAAATTACCGTATACAATAGCTTGATACCTGCTCATCAATTTAGCGTGAGTATCTTGCTCAGGAGTCAATTTTTCTCGCCTTACTTTATAGCTATTAAACGCATTTGTTGCAGCAATAGTTTCGGGGTCATCATCACCCTTTTCCATAGCGAGTTTAAGTGCCTTAGACTCAAGCCTAGCTTGTGTTTGATCTGGGGTAAGCTCCTTCTCAGCCTTCTTCGGAAACGCTTCAAAATTAATAGCACCAACCGGCTCAGGCATCTTAGGTCCAACACCAGACTCAGCACGTGCCACATCCTGCAGCGTTAATCCACGTGCCGATGCAAGCTGTTCAAAGCGCTTGGTTTGAGACGATGCAGACGGAGCAAAAAATGATGACCGACCTTGAGGCTCCAGCAGCTTTGCAGGCTCTACTTGTTGTTTAGCGCGAACAGCGTTGTTAATGGCATCATCAACAGTGCCTGTCATTGTTGAGAGAAGCTGCTTATTTGCAGCGATAAAAGTTTTAGGATCGATCTTAAGGCTCATCTCCGGGTCTGATTTTGCTTTCTTAAAAGCTTCAAAAACCGTAGGAGAAAACAAATAGGCTTTCTGAAGCTCTGGATCGTCAACACCAAGCTGAATGAGTTCGGCTTTACGCGCACGAAGCTCATCCTCCATCTCCTTAGCTTGCTTCTCTTGCTGCAGCTTCAACACAGACGCACGTTCAATGCGTCCCTGCAGAGCAGCGCTAGAGAACTTGCGCTCTTCTTCAATGCGCTCATACATGCCTTCGGCAAGGCCAGCGCCAAATCCAGCGAGACTAAATCCCATTATTTCTTCCTCCGAGCAATGAGGCCACCAGTTTCTTCTTTGACTTCCTGCATTTCGGTGACAGCTTCAGCCATCACTTTCTCAATAGCTTCAATTGGCATAGTGCGCAGGGTCTGCATGTCTTCAGCTTGGATGACATACTTAACACCATAGATTTCAGCAAGCGCAATCATCAACTCCACCAGCACAGGCTTTACCAGCATGCCAGCGTCGATGGTGTGAATGCCTTCCATGATGCCCATCCTTATCATGCCTTCAGCAATGGTGAGCAAAGGAATGTCACGCTTGATGACGTCAATGACATTACCAATCATGTCTTCGTCAACGAGCCTGTCGGAGTAGTAGTCAATGACTTCGTCCAGTGATGCATGCTTTGGAGGCTGCTCCCACGGAGCATTGCCGGGAGCGCCCGTCAACGAAATGCCGGGAATAGGTTGATGAAGAAAATCAGGTTTCATTCTTTGCCTTCACTTTCTGTGCTGTCTTGCGGATGGTGGCGATGTAAGAAGCGATGGTGTCAATGTAGTCGCTCTCAGACGACGACATCTTGTCCTTTCGAGACATGATGCCGCCTTCGCTCTTTGAAGGCTTCTTGTTCATCTTATTGATGCGCTCTTCAACCTGCGCCATAAACTTTTTGTAGTTTTGCATTGTTATTCCTTAGCCACCGAATAGCCAATTAATGCCTTTATCAATTAGACTTTCACCAACTTTTGTACCACCAAAAGCAACAAGCAATTTGCCCCAAGAAGCGCTAGTTTCAGCGTCCATCTTGTCGCGCTGTACGCCTGCACTCAACAACATCTCAGCCATCGACGCAGCCCTGTCTTCACCACGTTCATAACTATCGTACACCATCTTCACTTGATCGCGATAGAGTTGCACTTCGTTATTATATTGCGCTGAAGTCATGTTGTTCATGGCTTGGGCGTTGGCGAAGTTGGCAGCGTTGACAGCAGCAGTGTTGGCAGTGCTGACATTCGCCAATAGTTGCGCGTTTGCTTGATCAATGACAGTGCGATTTGTGACGTTAAATTGCTCACGCTGCGACTTCATCTGCGAGTTAAACTGCTCCATCGCATTCTCTTGACCAGTGTTAAACTGAGTCATTGCATTCTTCTGAGCAGAGTTAAACTGCGACACCTGAGTAGACAACGAAGCTTCAAACTGATCAGCCTGTTGTTTATTTGCAGCGTTAAACTGCGCTGCAGCATTTGTAGCAGCCGTATCAGACAACGCAGTCTGTGCAAGAGTCTGTGCCTTAAACAACGCAGTCTTCTGCGTGTTATCAAGGTTTGCCATATCCATTGCTAAAAACGACTGAGCATTCTGAACAGCAGATTGTTGACGGGCATTCAGATTCGCCATGTCCATCGACGCAGCAGCAGCGGCATTAGCCAACACTGTTGCCTGCTGATTGCTCATGTCCTGCAGGTTAATCTGCTGGATAAACTGCGCGTTTGACAAAGCCTGCTGCTGTGCAGCAGTGAAGTTTATGCCTGCAATTTCAGCAACACGTGCAGCATTACTGATATTTACTTGCTGCTTGTTGCTGAGTTCTTGACCCTTCATTGCGGCATCAATTTGTGCGTTAGCAAGCGCTGTCTGCTGCTTATTCGACAGATTCGACAACTCCATCTGCATGGCATTTGTCGTATTCAACATGTTCGCTTGCTGCTCTGCGTTAAACTTCAGTCCACGCTCTTGCAATTGGCTGCTAACATTGAACAACGCTGTCTGCTGTTGATTTGACAACACCTGTCCCTTCAGCGCAGCATCAGCGTTATATTGAGCAATGAAAGACTGCTGTTGTGCCGTTGCATCAAACTGTGCAGATTCAAAGTTTTGAGTGCTTTGAAGAACAGCCATCTGCTGCTCATTCGTCAACTCTTGACCCTGCAATGCAGCCCTTACTTGCAGATTTGCCAACGCTGTCTGCTGTGCATTTGATGCATTTGTAATGTCTACTTGCAGAGCATTGCTGGCATTGAACAACAACGTCTGTTGTTGATTTGTCAGATTTATCTTACGTTCATCCAACACTGCGCTAGCATTGAACAACGCAGTTTGTTGTTGGTTTGATAGCGATTGCCCTTCAAGCGCTGCTCTAGCGTTGAAGTCAGCCATCATCGCTTGCTGTTTAGCGTTAGCATTAAACTGAGCAGCCTCAAACGTCTGAGTGCTACGCAACACAGCCATCTGTTGTTCGTTAGAAAGCTCTTGACCAGCAATAGCAGCCTTTACTTGCAGATTTGCCAATGCTGTCTGCTGACGAGCGTTAAGATTTGTAAGATCAATTTGAATGTTCTCAGCAGATCGCTGCAACATTGCTTGTTGACGATTATTCAGATTGAGATTGTTTACTTCAGCATATTTTGCTGCATTTGTTAATGCAACAGAAGTTTTGATATCGACATTTTTCTGTTGCGCTGCAGCACGAACCTGAGCATTAGCAAGCACCACAGCCTGCTGATTTGACAGATTCTGAGACTGCAAAGAAAATGCATTAGCGCTATTCTGCAATGCGACTTGCTGACGAGCATTCAAGTTTGCAAGCTCAAGATTCTGAGAAGCAGCAGCATTTGCCAAAGAAACCTGTTGTCTGTTGTTCAGATTTGTCAAATTCATCTGAGCAAACGTCTGAGCATCTGCCGCAGCAATCGGTGTAGCAGACTCCATAGCCGCTTGAACAATGGCGGCACCAGCCATGCTACTACCACCAAGCCCACGCGATGCCATAGCCGCATTTGCAGCCCGCATAGCACCAGCAGCCCATGCTGGAGTGCCGTTATTGAACTGTTGCATCAGAGACGTGAGTTGTCCCTGAATAGTTGCTGCAGCTTCAACTCTTCCTTGCTCTGCAGTGGCTAGTGCTTGACTGAAGCTTCCTTGCTGTGCAATGGCAACAGCGTCTTGATTCAGCTTATCCGCAATGGCAGCAACTGCTTGAATAGGTTCGGTAATCTGCAATGCCTGTCTTGCTACATCAACAATTTCATTTGCTGCTGTTTGACGCTCCTGTGCAATGACAGTGGATTGAATAGATGTTTGTTGAGCAATCTCTTGCGGAATAACTCCAGCTTTTGCTGCAGCTTCAACCGCAGTGGGAATCATCGTAGCACTTTGAATAGCTGGCAAGTTGTATGCTGTAACTGCCTGAGCTTGTGGTGTAGCACCTTGGAAGGTGGCAGCAGAAACTGCCGTAGGTGCTGCAACTTTTGTAGCCGTTGCTTGCTCTGCTGCACCAGCCTTTGCTGCTTCTTGAACACTTGTTGCTGCCATTTTTGCTGTTTGAGCAGTGCCAAGGTTGTAATCAGTGACGGCAGTTGCTGTAGGAGTAGCACCAGCAAGTTCAGCAGCCTTTGCTGTGAATGTCTTATCTGAAGTTACAGCAGTAGCTGTAGGGGCACCACCAACGTCTGCCGCAGTGGCAGCAGTTGCCAGCATCTCAGGCGTCTGTGTAAGAGCAGGTGGAGCCGTCACCGTAGCAGCAGGGCCTTTCTCAACAGCAGTGGCTTTAGCAGCATCAGAGAGTGTTCCCTGTTGTGCTGTCACTTGAGCGCCAGTTGACAATGTTCCCTGTGACGCAGCAAGCTTGTTCATCTGCTCTTGAATATCACCAGTGGCAGTGTCAGCAGTATAAGTTTCACCTTCTGCTACAGGCGCTGCTGTAGCTGATGTTGCTGGCGCTGCTGTCTTTACTGTCGCTGTAGGCGCTGTACCAAGTTGATATTGAGGCTTCGTGGTATCAAGCGTCAAACCTGCTGTAGAGGTCTGTTGAGCCTGTACCTGCTGCGTTGCACCAGCAATGGGAACACCAGTGTCTGTATATTGTGTAGCTGGATTTGTTTTTGGTACTGTAGTGCCTGCTGTAGCAGCAAGACTTTGAAGATATGTCCAATCTTCGTTTGCTAGTTTCCATCCTGCTTGTTCAGAGCCAGCCCTAATTTCTGCATCTGTAAACCCTTCAGAACGCAAACGATTGTATTCAGCAGCTTCTTGTTGCGCTGTAGCAGTGGCAGGATCAATGTTTAGCTTAAACTGCTTTGTAGCTGTGCCACCTGTAGTGCCGCCAGTTGTAGTTGTGTCAGTGCGTACTTTCGGCGATTGCTGACCAGTGTCAGGACGCACCGTTGTTGGTTGTTTTGCCAACCAATCTTCAAATGCTTTATCTTGAGCGCGACCAAATGACCCAGAGCCTGTTTCTCCAAAATACGGAGAATTGTACATATCCATCGTACCCGGTGAACCCTCCATAGACTTTTGAAAGTCTGTGTAGGCTTGAGATTTTTTGAATGCGTCGATCTGTTCTTTAGTAGCTGTTACGCTTCCACCTTTCGCATACTTACGAACAACACCACCCTTAGCCATGCGTTCAGCGTACTTATCAGCCACCATGCCATACTTCATCTGCAAAGCAGGAGAGCTTTGAAGAAACTCATCAAAGCCCTGCATAGGGCCTTCGTAGCCAAGCTTACGTGCTACGATTTCTTTTTGCTTTGCAGTGAATTTACTCATACTTTTCTCGGTGAAATTAGGGCATCGTTAATATATAGCATCAGAGTGGGGTTATCTCTAAGAAGAGCAATTAGTCCGCTGGTGATGCAATATACCTGCCTTTCTGATAGCTCAAGTTGGAATATTTCATCAATGACATGTAACGATTCATGTAACAATGTATCAGCTTCTAATAGCCTTTGTTGTTTGTCTTTGACAACAATTGTGCTTGTTTCAAAATCCACACCACCAACTTGTTCGTCATACTCCTCAACTTTTACTACACTATATTCTCTACCAACAATCTTCAACGAAGACGGAATAGTCATTTAAGTAGTCTCGCTTCTGCTTGTCTACGTCTGGTAAGACCTGTCAATATTCTACCAGCAGCTTTGTTCCACTTCACTATCTCTTCCGTCGCGCCATTCCAATCTTTAGCGTCAACACGCTTCTTCAATGTTGATATGCGATAGTTTCTGAGTCCGCAGTTATACGCGAAAGAGATAATTGCAGCAAGACGTCTCGGAGGCTCTTGTTGCAACACTGGAGACATTGTCAATACCCCGGCACAGAAGTGTAACAAATGATTGTCTAGGGACGCTTCAGCCTGTTGTTGTGTCCACACAGTGTCTTGCTTCACTTCAGGGCCTGTGCTGCCCCATCCTATCGTCCACGGCTGTGCGCCTGTGCCGGGATCGGGATAGGCATGACAGTCTCCATTAGGAAGTCGTCTAGCATATCCCTCAAAAGGCTTACACAATGCTTCCTTTGCAATGGATATTGCTTCAGCGACCTGTGTATTTTTCAATAGGTCTGCCGACATAATAGAACGTCAATACCATCAACAAAATACCAAAGTCTTCTGGTGTCCACACCATCCTGATAATTTCAAGAGGATGAACATTAGACAACACAGCGTAGTTGACAATGACTAGCTTCACTGCTGTGTATAGTCCAAACAACACCCAAGCAATGCCGGGACGAACCAACGCAGACACACTAGCAACCCATTTCCACGCTTTGCTATCTGCTTCGCCTTGTTGTTTGAAAGCATCGCTGATAGCATCCAAACTTGTCTTGCTGAAGTCTACGTATTTCTCTTCCATGCGAAACTCACCTCTCATTTTCTCAAGGTCAGTCTGCAGCGTGAACATCTTCAGTTCGTGAGAACGTTCGTCCTTCTTGTCGAAGAACTTCAACACTTCTGGAGCAAGACGGAACAGCCCTCCTAAGAGGGCACCGATGAAGCCTGAGCCGAGAAATTCAATCATGGTTAGGTAGGCCAAACCAATGGAGGAAGCTCTTGCTCAACATCGGCAAATCCTGTTGGCATAGGCCGCGTACCATCCTGAACTTCAGCCAGCATCTCGTACATCTTGGCCCACGTTGCATCACGCGCCTCCACGCCATATTGACCTTCAGCCGCGAACCTTGGTGTCGGGCTAGTGGCGTAGGTGCACAGGCTCAGCATGCCGTCGTAGTTCCGAGTACGAGCAAAAGAATCAAGACGAGCCTGAGTTGCTTCTACGATTGCGCTGAGGAGGTCTGCCTGTGCAATTGCAAGCTCTTGAGGCGTTCCCGCCCGAACGGACCACGCCTGCGTCCACACCCCGTTGGTCAAAACAGGCG